GAAAGCGGCAAAATGACGCCAAAGAGTAAGAATTTGATACAAGAATTAAAAACGTTTGTTGCCCACGGAGCCAGCTTTGCTGCCAAAGAAGGTGAAACAGATGATCTAGTTATGAGTACAATTCTAGCAGTTAGACTTATTGAGCATTTAATGAAGTATGATGAACAGACATACAATGCATTAGTTGAGCGAGGCAGCGGGGATTTTCTTGCTCCGATGCCAATTGGAATAATTTAATTAAAATAGGTAAATATATACATGGCAATTGATTTTAATACTGTAGCAGATAGGGTGTTTGACCAGCTCAAAGGATTCGGTTATAGCATTACTATGAACGATAAAAGTGGTAAACAAACAGCCAATGCTACAAAAGCAAGATACTTTTATAGTACAGATGAAAAGTTTACTATAATCATTGACGAAAAAGAGAGAGTGATAAAAATCAAATTCGGTGATAACACAGATCGTGAAAGATTGAACAAGTTAGAAAATACCATACGCAATGGTATTGCAAAAAAATTCGTTATAGGCGTAGATCTTATGCCCTATACAGGTAAAAATATTGAACCAAAGGATGTAGAAAATATGGCAAAAGTCCAAGAAAGTTTAAGCCCGATACAAGGGTCTATGAAAACTAGCTATCAACAAACAGATGGCGCAAAATTAATTATTCGCCACAGCAAAGCTGTCAACGAAGAAGTTATGGGTAGTAGAAGCCGTAACATCAGAGCATTGTTCATTGAGAATGCTCAAGGTGAACGCTTCCGTTATCCACAAATACATTTGGCAGGCGCCCGCACAATGACACGTCACGTCGCTGAAGGCGGCACACCATATGACGAGATTGGACTAAAGATTATTGGACTAAGCGAAGAACGCAGTCAACTAATGCAAGTTGCTCGTTACATCAGAAGCCAAGGTTTACAAGAACAAGCCAATGATGTTCAATTCGCAGTTACTGGTCGTTTAACTGAAATCAAAGATTTATTGGGTCGTTATAACACTGAACGGTTAATGGGTGATGTACACGAACAAGACGAAAATGATTTAGACGCATTAAAAGAAAAACTAACTAAAAACGTATTCGATGAAGCAATTGGTTCAATGTTACCAAGACTAAATGGCTACTTAAAAGAATATCAATCTAAGATGGAAGCTACGCAGGCATTTGATTCGTTGAAACAACAAGTGGAAGAAAGCTCTACTATAGCGGTAAGTGCGATTCCAGACTTAGATTTTACAAGTATGATTGTTTATGAAAGCCCAACTGTTAATACATCACAGTTGATTAATTTGGTTCTTCCTGTTTTGGAAGATGAAACAATTAAAAATCAATTGGCACGTGTAGCAGAAGGTGTAGCATCGGGTCATTTAGATCCAATGGCAGTGGAAAACCTAACTCGCAGTATTATTGGCAAGAGTAGTAAGCAAACAGCAACATTTGAAGATAGCCGTTTTGAAATTGGTGCCATGTTCGAAAGTGCTTTGAAGAAATACTCACTAGAAGAAATATTGAAATAAAGAATAAATAAATTCAACAGCAATTCATCCAAAAGGTTAAATTGCTGTTGACGTAACACACGATATAGTGTTACAATACGTTCATAGGATGAGAGTATCCTATGTTCCAGGCAACAAACTTTTTTAAAACCCTGGCATTTTATAAGGAAAAACATTATGGCAACATTAGCAGAAATTCGCGCTAGACTACTAGAGCAAGAAACCCGCACAAGCGGTAACAAACAAAACGGCAGCGGTGATAACGCAATATTCCCGTTTTGGAACATCCCAGAAAACAGCACAGCAGTTCTTCGTTTCCTACCCGACGGTGACGATACTAACACTTTCCCATGGCGTGAACGCCAAATGATCCGTTTGGAATTCGCCGGCGTTAAGGGTGGTGATGAAAACAAGAAAGTAACTGTTACAGTTCCTTGTATGGAAATGTGGAAAGAGACTTGTCCTATCCACGCAGAGATTCGTCCTTGGTTCAAAGATAAGAGTTTGGAAGACCTGGGTCGTAAATACTGGAAGAAAAAATCTTATGTATTCCAAGGCTTTGTTGTACAAAGCGGCTTGGCAGAAGACACTGTGCCTGAGAATCCAATCCGTAGATTGATTATCAATCCAAGTATTTTTAACATTGTTAAAGGTGCATTGATGGATCCGGATATGGAAAGTCTATTCACAGACTATGAAAACGGTACAGACTTCCGACTAACAAAAACTACAAAAGGTCAATACGCAGACTACAGCACAAGTAGTTTTGCCCGTAAAGAGCGTGGCCTCAATGAGACAGAGCTGGAAGCAATTGCCAAACATGGCCTCTTCAATCTAAATGACTTCATGCCTAAGAAGCCCAGTAAAGAAGAAGTTGAGATCATGTATGACATGTTTAAAGCCAGCGTTGATGGCGAGTTATACGATCCTAAGCGTTGGGGTCAGCACTTTAAGCCAGCTGGTGTAAACCTTGGTAACTTGGGTGTAGCATCAGATGTTGATGCCGCAGAGTCAAGTTTCAAAGCACCTGCTCCGGCAGCTCGTCCTGCTCCTGTAGCTAAACCTACTGTGGTAGATGATGAAGATGACGCACCTTTTGAAGTTGCTGAAGAAGCAGCCGCACCAGAAGGCAAAAAGAATGTTAATGACATTCTTGCGATGATTCGTAATCGTCAACAAAAGTAAAGACAAGGGCCTCGGCCCTTGTTTAGTCAATGCTTAAAAAGCGTTTATTAACTAATAAAGATATGACACTACCAGACGAAAGATATCGTGCTGTATTGTGGGCAAGTAGATTCCTAGGTGAAGTTGCTCATGATGCTAAAAAGTATCCTAGAATTTCCAAACAAGTTAGACGTGAGGCTTATAGCATACTGCGTCATTTTCCCAGTGACTGGGATATGAAACGTGTTGCAGATAAAGTACCCGAAGTCTTCCAAGAACGTATGGAACCATTGACAAGGATGCTGGAAGTATATAAAATAGAACAAAAGGAAGAAAATGACAAAACCATTTGACGTAAGTAAATTTAGAAAAGAAATCACTAAGAGCATTGAAGGCCTTAGCATTGGTTTCAACGATCCTACAGATTGGATCAGCACAGGTAACTATACATTAAACTATTTGATTAGTGGCGACTTTTTCAAAGGCGTACCAATGGGCAAGGTTACTGTGTTTGCCGGCGAGAGTGGGGCAGGCAAAAGTTATATCTGCTCAGGTAATCTAGTCCGACACGCACAAGAGCAGGGCATTTATGTTGTGCTTATTGACACAGAGAACGCACTAGACGAAGCATGGCTTCACGCACTTGGCGTAGATACTGGCGAAGATAAGTTGCTAAAACTTAACATGGCCATGATTGATGACGTGGCTATGACAATTACAAAATTTGTTGCAGATTACAAAGCAATGGCAGAAGATGCTCGTCCAAAAGTATTGTTTGTGATTGACAGTCTAGGCATGTTGCTAACACCCACAGACGTTAATCAGTTCCAAGCAGGTGATATGAAAGGTGACATGGGTCGTAAGCCTAAAGCACTTACATCACTGGTTCGTAACACAGTTAATATGTTTGGTAATCTAAACATTGGTATGGTCTGTACTAACCACACGTATGCTAGTCAAGACATGTTTGATCCAGACGACAAGATATCTGGCGGTCAGGGTTTTATCTATGCCAGCTCTATTGTTGTTGCTATGCGTAAATTGAAACTCAAAGAAGATGAAGATGGCAATAAGACTGGTGCTCAAGTAACGGGTATTCGTGCTAGTTGTAAGATTATGAAAACTCGTTATAGCAAGCCGTTTGAATCAGTTCATGTTAAGATTCCTTATGCCACAGGTATGAGTCCTTATAGTGGCTTGTTTGACATGTTGGAAGAAAAAGGCAGTTTGAAACGTGAAGGTAACAGCTATTCCTACGTTACTAAAGATGGCGAAATCCTTAAGGCCATGCGTAAGGGTTGGAACAATGAAATGTTGGATAAAGCAATGGCAGACATTATGCTTCGTGATTTGACTGCCGGAGTAAATACAGCAGATACAACAATCACGGAGGATATTGACGATGTTGCATGATGAAGAAGTTAGTTTGATCGTTGACACATGGACCAGTGTCAAAACTTATATTGATAAAAAAGAAAGATACGATGCTGGCAGCGCATTCTTGCGTAGTTTAGAAAATCACTATGACATGGATAGTGTGGCTGTAGAGCTTCTTGGTAATGACACCACACTGGACACAGTAATTAAGGATTTGTATACCGCCGACGATATCATTGATGAAGACGACGACTACGAAGAAGATAATTACGACTCTGACTACGACGACGAATGAGTAATTGGTATAGACAAGTATCAGGCGACATTAGCACGTTGCCTGATGCTATTTCATATTTCGATTCTGAATTACAAGGTGCTAGAATAGAAACTAGCCTCAAAGGTAATTTGGAAATGAATAGTAGACTTATGCCCGGCATTGTCGAGCATAGGTTCAATCAATTACAAGAGATAGAAGCCATACTAGAATATCTTAATATACAGTTAAGAAAAAAACGAAGCGAAAGTTTTCGTAAGTTTACAGAAAATTATAATAGATCACTGACTAGTCGAGACGCAGATCGATATGTAGATGGTGATGCAGAAGTATATAATTGGCAGTTACTTATAAATGAATTTTCAATGGTGCGTAACAAATTCTTGGGACTGCTCAAAGCTATTGATGCCAAGCAATTCCAAATTAACAACATTACAAAATTGAGAGTTGCTGGCATGGAAGACACTACTTTGGGTTAATTGACACAAATTGGACTCTTTGCTATAATTGATACATAGCGTAACAAAACAGGAGTCCAAAATGAATCAAGCAGAATTTGAAAGCAATGTAACTTACATAGTTCGTCCCTTGTTAAATGACAACGAACACGCTGGATTTTTTAGTGATACTGGAACATTGTTTGCCGCTTGTTCAGAAGATACTGCTCGTAGCATTTTCCATAGATTGAGCATGGAATTTGGTGTTGGTAAAGTACAGATCAACGGTCCAATACAGGGCGAATACGCCTATGATTTTGTTTAATTGACACAAATTGGTATTGGTGCTATAATACATACATATTAACAAAACAGGGGTTGGAAATGACAGACCGCTATACAACTATTTGCTATGCCAAAAACATTCCCATTGACCAATTGGAATCTGTACGCAAAGAATACAAATTTCTTGCCAAATTGGTAGGCCGTAAATTACAAGTCCGTTTCCGTGGTCCTCGTTATGACGGAATGCGTTTATATACTAAGAAAAGACATGCTCATTCTTTTAGTGTTTATTTTGTTTAAATTGACACAAATTGGTATTCTTGCTATAATACATTTTAAGTTAACAAAACAGGAGTTTTAGATGGCTAATGTAACTATTTTTGCTGGCGAGTATCGTGGCACTAAAGTTCGTAACGAGACATTCCGTTTAGTATCAGATGTTAAGTCCGGTAGCAAAGGTATGTTTGTAACAGTAGTAGATGACGGCACTCTGGGCTATAAAGGCAAAAGTGTTCGTGTTAAAATTAAAAGCATGGAGGATATTACAGTGAGTGGTCAAAATATTGCAGATATGTCGGACAGTCAACGTCGCAAAGCAAATAAAGATGACAATGTGTTTTCATTGATGGTTACTAAAGAACCAGAAGTGTTTACAGAAACAGATGAGCAAGCCATCGAGCGCATTCGTGAGCGTTTTGATATTCTGGATCAAATGGCAGAAGGCACCACAACAGGTGCAGTTCGCGCTATGATTGTTAGTGGTCCTCCAGGCGTAGGTAAATCCTTTGGTGTTGAGAAGGTACTCGAGCAGGCCAGTTTGTTTGACAAGATGGCTCAGCGTAAGAACCGTTTTGAAGTTGTTAAAGGTGCAATGAGTGCTCTAGGCCTGTATGCTAAACTTTACAAGTTCTCAGACGAAGGTAACGTGTTAGTGTTTGACGACTGTGACAGCATCTTGCTTGACGACTTGTCATTGAACATTTTGAAAGCCGCATTAGACAGTTCTAAGAAACGTTATATTTCCTGGAACACTGACAGTTCAATGTTGGGACGTGAAGGCATTCCAGATCGTTTTGAATTTAAAGGTAGTGTGATTTTTATCACTAACATTAAGTTTGAGCACGTTCGCAGTAAAAAATTAAAAGACCATTTGGACGCATTGGAAAGCCGTTGCCACTATTTGGATTTGACAATGGACACACAACGTGACAAGTTCTTGCGTATTACGCAGATTGTACGTGACGGTATGTTGGATAGTTATGATTTTGAAGATGGAGCCGCACAAGAGATCGTAGACTACATGTGGGAAATGAAAAGCCGTTTGCGTGAACTGAGCTTGCGTACAGTACTAAAGATTGCAGACCTGCGTAAGATGAGCGCACATAATTGGAAACGTCTTGCAGAGACAACAATTTTGAAACGTGCGGAAGTGTGATAAACTAAACGATGCCCAGTTAATTGACGTTAATTGGGCATTGTGCTATAATAACTTTATTAAACAACATAAGGAATTCAAATGAAATTCAAACCCACTCTCGTAGCAGTAGCAGTTTCTACTTTAGCATTAAGTGTGCAGGCACAGGTATTTGCTAATAAAGAAGCAGAAACACAAACTAAATTTTTGTCAGACATTGGCGTTACACGAGATATTGTCGATGGCAAAGTTCAATCTTTGCGGCCCGGCCAGGTATTTGGAGGAGCATGGGGACGCGGTATCACAGGCAAAGGTGTTATCATTGGCATTGTTGACAATGGCTTTGATATCAATCACAGCGATATCAAAGGTAAAGTGATTAGTCTAACTAACACAGGCACAACTGCTCTGGCAGTTGGCGTCCATGGCACTCAAATGGCCAGTATAGCCGCTGGCAAGTTAGATGGTTGGGGTACAGTTGGTGTGGCACCGGATGCTCAACTGGTGTTGTTCCAAGCAAATAGTTCTATCAGTTCATCCAATGGCTTGAGTGGTACTGGCATTAATATGAGTGCAGTAATTAAAGGTATGACATTGGCAGAACAAGCAGGTGCCACTGTTATCAATCTTAGCTTAGGTTCAAACTTTGATCCTACATTCCAAAAAACTACAGTAGAAGTTAGCCCTGGAATCTTTAGAGCTCCGGATAATTACAATGATAAATTAACAGGCGGCAAAAGTTATTTGTATAGTAACTCAATGAAAGATGTGGCTGCCTTTGCTAACGCAACATCTAAGTCTGTTATTGTAGTGTCGTCAGGTAACGCAGGCACAAAATACGCACAGATGCCAGCGGCATTTGTGACACAGACAGATGCCAACGGCAACTTGCTCATGGGCGGCCGTGCGCTGATTGTTGGCAACGTGGTTGGTGATGGCAAAGGTGGTTGGGTCATGAACACTGGTAGCAACCAAGCTGGCACCTTGTGTAATAGTTTTACTGGCAATGTCTGTAATGACAAATACTATGTCAAAGACTTTTATGTGGTGGCGCCGGGTACAGGTATGTGGGGAGCAGTTCCAGACGCAGGTAGAACTGCCGCGGCAATTAAAGCAGACGGCACCAACGGCGTTGGCGGCACAACAGGCACAAGTCCTGCGGCCGCAGTGGTTAGTGGCGGTATTGCACTACTCAAACAAGCATGGCCACAACTGAGTTCGGCACAGATGGTTCAGTTAGTTAAAACAACTGCCACTGACATGGGCGCCAAAGGTGTAGACGAAGTTTATGGCTGGGGCATGGTTAATTTTGACAAGGCCACATTGCCACAGGGTCTGCTTACTATTGCCAACTTTAAAGGTTATAATACAGCTATTCCATTAACTGCCTCAGGTGTTGCGTCTAGTGGTAGTGCTAGTCTTAAGACCAGTAGTGTGCTACAGAATGTTCAAGGCTTGGACAGTTATAATCGCAACTATACCCTGGACATGACTAGGGCAGTGGTAGCTAATCCAGTGGCAACTTATAGAGCTTCTAGTTCTTATTTGGCGCTGAGTCCAGCTAACTACAGTGAAGCATCTGTGCCAGTAAACGAAAACTACAGCATTAAGATGATGCAAAGTTTGGGTGGCTTTGCCAGCGAGGTTGCTTATACTGAACAAGGTGCTAGTTATAGTGTACAATATGGTAGCATGACAGAGAAGTCGGGTTTCCTGGGTAACTACGGCGCAGGCGCAATGGCGTTTGGTGACAGTAGTACAAGTTATTTGCAACTTGGTACCGAACATAAGTTTGGTGATGTTCAAGTATTTGGTAGCATGGGTTTTGGTGTTACTCGAACAGGAAGTGTGGCAGATTCAATGATCCAACTTGGTAATCGTATTAGTAGCCAGACTTGGAAACTAGGTGTTGCTAAGAACAATGTTTTCCAAAACAAAGACGCATTGAGCTTATCTGTTATTAGTCCTGTAAGTGTGCGTAATGGTACTGCTACAGTAACAGGCGTAACCGGCTATGAGTTTACAGACAACGGTGACGGCGCAGATGCTCGGGCTATTGTTAGCACAGAGACTATTAGTCTGCGAGCTCAAGTTAAGCCCATGGACTTGGTACTAGGTTATACTGTAATCGGCAAAGGCTATGACCGAGTTAACGTAAATGTGGCACGCCAATTTAATGTAGGCGGCGTCGTAGGCAATACAGCTAACAGCATTGGTGTACTGGCAGTCAAATCTTTTTAATAGGAGATTAAAATGTCCGAACCAATAGAACTTTATTGTACACAAGGAGATGAGGGACAATGGTTAGTTTGGTTCCCTCATCCACTTGGTGGTAAAAGTGTGCTAGAAGAGTTTGATAATGAGAAAGACGCCAGGGAATTCTGGCAGGATCAAATTGATAATGCTGATTATTCTGATTGACTCTAATTAGTTGTCTTGTTATAATACATATTTTAAAATAAACGAAATCGAACATGTCATTACAATTACATTCTGCTTTAGCACAGATTATTAAGATGCCTTATTTCAGGAACGAGGCATCGAGATCAGCTAAGACAAAACATGGCCACGAAGATGCAATAGCAAAAGTTCTAGAAGATAATGGCTTCACATCTAATGTTGAAAAACTACCTAAGTTTAAAAAAGAATTTTTAAATGAATGGGAAAAGATAAATTTTCAACCTGTTGATTTCTTAGAAGAAAAAACAGACAAAGAATATAAACTAAAAAGCATGAAATGGCAAACCAAAAGATTTAAACACATGAAGCCTGGTACTTATATACAACAGCCCTGCGGTACTCATAGTTTTCCCGATTTCTTAATAAGAGATTTTGATGGTCGTTTCATTGTTTTAGAAGCTAAGAGTGGAAAAAAACAAGACGGTAAAGCTCAAAATGATGAAGCTACTACAGGGGCACCTATGTGGAATGATAACCTGCCTAAACATGGTGCTATATATGTTTACAGTAATGAAAAAAACAACAAGACAACAGTAGCATTAGGGCAGGATGTAATTGATAAAGAAGTCATTAAATTACGCGATGATTATGATGCTGAGCAAAAATTACTCGATCAAAAATACAAAAAATTAGTAGATGAAGCAGACAAGAAAAATAGGGGGTGGAGGACTAAAGTTAGGCCTCAGAATTTTCAAGGAGGTGGTATGGAAAAGTCAGATTGGTTCAAACATGCAGATCGCCAACCTTGCGAAGACAATGTCTTAAAATTTGCTTTAGCACAATAAATATTGCCATGAACACACATACTTTAATTTGCTCAGACAACGTGTCTGCAATGAAACAGCTTCCTGATAATTCTATAGATGCTTGTATTACAGATCCTCCATATGGAATGGAAATTGCCGGAGTAGGTTGGGATCACAATGTTCCTCCAGTTGACACTTGGAAAGAAGTTTATCGTGTTTTAAAACCAGGTGCCTTTGTTCTTTCATTCTGTGCTCCTGAGTTCTATCATAGAATGGCCGTGGCAGTAGAAGATGCTGGCTTTTTGCCCAAGGATATGGTAGTGTGGATGGTAACAACAAAGATGGCTAAACACAATAGAATGAAGCCAGCACATGAACCTATCTTTGTAGCACAGAAACCTTTAGAAGGTACGATAGAAAAGAATGTTGAGAAGTGGGGCTGTGGTAAAATTAATACAACCACTACTCGTGTACCATGGGATGGCAAGCCACCTACAGGTTGGATTAAAGGCGGAACACAACGCAGAGCATTTGGTGGAGATGTCGCTAAAGTAGACAAAGCATCTAAGGAAACAGAAGATGCTAATCCAAATGGCAGATATCCTAGCAATATTATTGGTCACTTTGATGAACCCGAGCATCAAAAATATTTCTATGCTCCCAGAGCTACACGCAAAGAGCGAGGAGAATATAATGATCATCCAACTCCTAAGCCTATTTCTTTAATGCGTTACTTGTGCAGAGTATACGCACCTAAGGGTGGTCTAGTATTAGATCCTTTCTTAGGTTCTGGATCTACTGGCATTGGTGCTTTACAAGAAGGTTGCGACTTTATCGGTATCGATATGAGTGACCATTATGTTGATATTGCTACACGTAGAATTAAAGATCATTATGAAAGTCAAGAAGTTGTTGACAAACTTTTTGAATACGAATCTTAATTGGTAAGATTGCTTTATAAAATCTATTGACAAGTATATATAATAATGTTATAGTATTGCTACTATAACAAATAGTACCTAAACGTTTGCCTACAATAGTGAGGCTTGTTTAAAACATATAATGGAGAATATTATGAAGCAATACACTGATTGCAGTTTCGTCAACACATCTGCAGAATTTGATAAAAAGTTGGCACAAGCACCTGGGAATAAATTTCCCAGAGAAGCAATTCAAAATGGTATCGAAGCATACCTTTGTTCACAAAAAACTTTTCCTGACAAGAAAATATCTATTTTTAGAGTAAATCCTGATTACTTCTTTCCTTTTAGTGAAGCACTAAGAGCAGAAGGCTTTGATCAGCAATTATGTGCGAAGTTAGCATATCATAATTTCGGCGACGGAATGGATGCTAAAAAATTACGAAATATTTTAAATGGGGCCAGTAGCGGCGAAGAAAAGAAAATGGCTACTACAGACAATCACGGCGAGGGTGCGACCATTACTGGACTAGCTTCTAATCAAGGAATGGGAACAGTATGGATTAGTTGCAGGGATGGTAAAGTTAGTCTGGCATGGTTACGAGTTTATCGAAATATAGAAGGATTGCGTGTTCCTGCTAAGTATAATTTCTTTGATGACGCTAAGGCCGCAAGAGCAAATTCTGGATTTGAAGATATCATTGATATTACAAATTTACCTTGTTTTAAGAAAGAAATGCTTGCCCATGATCATAACACTTTATTAGATACATCATCAGATTGGACTCTAGTTATTGCTATGGGAGATAATCCTGGACAAAACACAGCCGAACGTCCTTATAAAAGCGATGTTAAAGAATCCGGAGGATGGTTACAAAAAGATATAGTAAATCGATATTTTAGATTCCCGCCAGAAATTTCTGTTCGTATTATGGGAGGCTGTGGCCAAAATAGATTGCCTAATTCCTATTTCACAGTTAAATCATACGAAGAAGAAATAAATGATGCTATAAACGATGATATAACAAAGAATACAGGTTTTAAATTTGAGTGGATCACAGACGATGATACTGGTACTAGAATAGGTTATATGTATGAACCCGATTCAGAAGGCACTAAAGGAAGACGAATTCTTGCTGTAGGCAAAGGAAATCCGTCATATTCTGCTATCATTTATAAAGACGAATGTTATAGCACTAAATCTGATACAAGGGATCACGCATCTTGGAAATCAGTAGCGCCAGCTTGCGGTATAACGGTTAGTAATGAGAATTTTAAAATTCTTGTCGAGCTTCGTAGTAGTAAAGATATTGTTCCTAGCGGCTGGAGAAAAGATATTACATTCGAAAGCGATCCTGGTCGTACTTCAATTGATTTTGCTACTAGTTTAGCATCTGGAGAACGTATATGTGATATGGTAAAACGTTTAATGCCTGAATGGGTTAAAGATAAATTAAAAGAATTAGATAACAGTTTAGTTGACAATTCTAATAGACAAGCTGATTTCCAAAAGAAGTTAGAAGAAATGCTTAAACCACAAAAGGCCGAAGCCGGTAATATATTCGGAACATTATTCGGCGGAGGAGCTGGAAGTGGAAAAGGCGGAGGTAAAGGATCGAAAAATGGTGACGGCAATGGAAGTGGTAATGGTAACGGATCTGGCGGAACTGGAAGAAAGCGTCGACCTTTTTCTTGGCAAACCGGACAAGAAGTAACAGTTGCTCCGCAGTTTCCTATTATTAAAACAGTAGTAGATGAAATCGAATGGGAAACCAAAGGCGGCACTTATGACTTAGAAAATAAAGCCGCATGGTATGATATTGAAAATGAAATTCTTTGGATCAATGGTTTATATGATGTAGTAGAAAGACATTCGTCTATGTTGTTAGAAAAGTATCCATCAGATTCTTCGTCTATAGAAGACTCAGCCAGATCCTTAGCTCGTTCTGCTATGGAAGATCGAATTTGTTGGCACATACTAAACGGACTTGCTAAAAAAGCAATATCTTCTGGTTGGAATACTGATAGTATTAACGAGTCATGGACCCCTTCAGCACTAACAGTAGGCGCCGCAGATATTATATATGCGAATGCCGATGAGTATTATACTAAGATGAGAGAAGAACGAACTAAATTAGAAAATAAAGTTTATTGAGCAAATTAGTAAAAATCCTAGACTAAACATCTAGGATTTTTTATTTTACTAGTATAAATAAAATTACTCCAGGTCACCGGAGTCGCTTCCTCCACTCATAGTAGTGTGTAAATTCCAGGGAGCCCAGCTGAGTGCAATGCTCAAATGGTAGACGATCCTTCTATTCCAGAGATCGTCAATGGCGGTGGCACATTTTTTTACAAAAAGGAATGTCCGAAATGACAATCAAATTTTTCAAACCTTCTGACCCGCGCCTGTTTAAAGATAAACACGAAGAATGGGTACGAGATAGTCTCAAAGTAGATAGCATAGAACAACTGGATGGTGATCCCAGTGCTTATTTTATTCTTAAATTTAAAGAACCATTTAACGACAACACCAAAGAGTTTAGAATAGTTGTAAAGCATAAAAATTTCTTTAGAGAACATTTTGTTAATTATAACGATGCGTTAGAGGTGATCAATCGAGTAAAGGAGAAACTATGAAGTGTCCTTTAGAAAAAACAGATCCAGGACATTACCAATACGTTGAACCAAATACAGTAAACAGTATATTAGCAATGATACGTAATCGCAATCCACCAGGCCTGCCAATTAATCGTATAAACAATCCACTAGTTTTTACAGACGAAAATGGATTTGCTAGATTAGACTTTCCAGAAAAAACATACTTTAGATTATTTAAACGCAGGTACAGTGAAAAGAAAAAGAAACGATTTTACGGTCCTATGTATGCAGTAATGTCAGTAGATAAACAACCCATAGCAATAGTAACAACAAAAAAAGAAGCGTTACACATATTAAGTCAAAATCGAGCAAAGCGTAAAATATTTAAAAGACCTCATAAAGATAATAATGGAGAACGATTTGGTAATTTAGAGGTTGGTTCTTTTATATTAAAGTTACCCCGCGATTACAAGTATGATGTTAGTCATCGAGATCACCTGAATGATGTAAAGCATATAGTAGCCACAAAGAAATGTGCTGAATGTCCAAATAAGACTAGTACCAGAGGTGCATGCCATTGCGGATTTTGGAGCGTAATCAAAGACAGTACAGATGGTCGCCAATGGTGGAGTAAGCAAGATATTTAACGATATCAAAAGAAAGCTGAAAAACTCAAAGTGATTAATATAAGATTAACTGGAGAAGATCTCTTTAATTGAACAAATAGAGCAACCTATAGGTTGCTTTTTTATGACTGAATATGTTATACTGTATCTATGACAGTTTGTACAATACATATCAAAGATGAAGTTAATATTAAAATTAGCGGATTAGAAACAGCAACTCGTCGCCGACTAGAAAAAGAATTAAAGTTTTTTATGCCTTATGCCAGGCATACTCCAGCTTATAAACTAGGACGCTGGGATGGCTGTGTTGGTTTCTTTACACTAGGCGGCGCCAGCTTTTTTAATTTGCTGGATAAAATATTGCCAGTTATTGTTGATGAAGGCTACTCAGTTGAGATTGATGATCTAAGAAAACAACACGACTTTAAGTTTCTCGAAGTAACAGAGATAACACACGAACAGACTATGTGGCCCAAAGGTCACGTTAACGAAGGCGCCCCAGTATTACTTAGAGATTATCAAGTTGATGCCATTAATAAGTTTTTAACTAATCTACAATGTGTACAAGAGATCAGCACAGGTGCTGGCAAAACAATTACAACAGCTACATTATCTAAAAGTGTGCAGGACTATGGTAGAACACTGATTATTGTTCCCAACAAAGATCTAGTTAAACAAACATTAGAAGATTATGAATTGTTGGGTCTTGATGTTGGTGTTTACTTTGGCGATAAAAAAGAACTAGGTAAGACACATACTATCTGTACGTGGCAAAGTCTTAACAGTGTACAAAAACGATTTAAAGAAGGTGATAGTCCTATTAGTTTAGAAGAGTTCAGTGAAGACCTGGCCGCAATCATTGTTGACGAAGTTCATCAAGCCAAAGCAGATGTGCTCAAGGCATTACTCAGCGGCCCATTTGCCAATGTTCCTATCCGCTGGGGTTTAACAGGAACTATTCCTAAAGAAGATTTTGAGCAACTGGGTCTAGTAGCATGTCTTGGTCCAGTGGTAAATAAGATAGCTGCCAAAGACTTACAAGACAAAGGGGTACTTGCTAATTGTCTAGTTAATATATTACAATTACAAGACACGTTATCTTATAACACGTATCAAGAAGAACTAGCATACTTGACTACAAACGTAAAACGAATTGATTTTATGGCTGAGTTCATTGGTAAACTAAGTCAGTCTGGAAACACATTGGTCTTAGTTGATAGAGTTAAAAGCGGCGAAATGTTAGTAGAGCGGCTACCTGACAGTAATTTTGTCAGTGGCGCAATGAAGACAACAGATAGAAAAGAACAGTATGACGAAGTTAAAACGTCTACAAACAAAATTATTGTGGCGACTTATGGTGTGGCTGCTGTTGGTATTAATATACCTCGTATTTTTAACCTAGTTCTTTTGGAACCTGGCAAAAGTTTTGTCCGTGTTATCCAAAGTATTGGTCGCGGTATAAGAAAAGCAGAAGACAAAGATCACGTAGAGATTTGGGACGTGACTAGTAGCGCAAAGTTTAGTAAACGACATCTTACTACGCGAAAGAAATATTATGAGGATGCAGGTTATCCTTATCAAGTACAAAAGGTAAAATACTAATGAATATATTAACAGTGGACAATCAAGCATTTGAATTAAATTCTTTGCCAGAAGAGGTAGATGATTTGAGGTATGCAGTTCTAGATTGGAATGATCCGAAGAACGTGGACTATCACTTTGTGCCTTTGATCTTTATGGAAACATTCCATGCACCTGCCGCAGTGTTAAAGATTGGTGAACATATTATTCAAGTACCCTTAGATTGGTATGTAGTTATAGGCGAAAAAGATCACGGTGATCCTGAAATTGTTCCTATTATGAATATCAATGACAGAGGTTTTAGTGCGTTTGTATTCAATCCTATCAGTAGTTTTAGATTGGACTTTCAACCATTGGAAATTATCAATGTGTTTCAGGACATTCGCTGGTATACACCTAAACTTAAACATGGACATATCTTGGCAGTTCCATTAGATAACAGCAATAAACCTCTATGTGCTTATTTCGTCAAGGAAACAAATAAACTTCCGGAAGTATTGTCTATTGAAAAGATGTATTGAAGACTGTATAATACACTATGGCAACTAAAGCTCCAATGTTAGACATGTTCAAGAAAGTATTGCCCGCGGCAGATACTAGGAACAAAGATTTTTACGAGAGACTCAGTGACGAGGAAAAGAAAGGATTTAGTCCTTGGCTTATCCAACGCTATTTAAGTAGCGCAGAAAGTGCTACACCTGAAATGATTGAGCATTACCTTATCATGACAAATAATTTAGTTAATACAGATTATAGTATAATTAAAGATCATCCAGAGTTAATGTGGAAACTAATGAGCATTGTCGGTGTTGGCAAATCAATGAAACATCCATATGTTGCCCCAGGTAAAGGTAAAAAGAAAAAAGGCAATGCTTTTAAATTGTGGTTACAGGAACAATATCCGCATTTAAATGAGCAAGAAATAGAAGTATGGTTCGGTATGTTTACTCGAGAACAAGCTAAAGACATGTTGGAACAATATCAAATTAAGGACAAAGATGTTATCGCTGGTGCAAATGACTTATAAGTGCAAATATTGTAGTAAAGATTTTGCCAGAGAAAATACGTTGATATCACATATGTGTGAAAAGAAGCGTAGGATGAATGCCAAAGATGACAAGCAGAATCGTATTGCTTATCAAAGTTGGTTAGTGTATAGAAAAATGATCATTACTAATGCCAAGCATGATAAGCCATATGATGACTTTATCAATGACAGATATTACACGTCTTTCATGAAGCTGTCTAAGCATATCATTGATTTGAATTTAGATAAGCCTGAAGAGTTTGTCAAGTTTTTATTAAAGAACAGCGTTAAGATTGACGACTGGTGTAAGGCAGTTGTCTATGAAACTTATGTTAAAGATAGAACCAAAAAAGAAACTGTAGAACGAGCAATTGAGCGAAGTGTGTTAAATATGAAAGCATGGGCAGAAAAGACAGGCTTTAGTTGGGAAAATTATTTTCAACAAGTTAGCACACCAGAAGCAGTACAGGATATTAGAATGGGCCGTATTAGTCCGTGGTGTACATTTGCCACAGACCAAGGCAGCAGACTTATTGATAGATTTGAACCCGGTCAGGTACAAAAACTAATTGAGTATATAGAGCCTCAAAGTTGGCGTGTCAAAGTTAAGAGACAACAGCAGGATGCTGATTGGGTACAACAAGTTTTTAATGAAGCGAGGATACAATGAATCAGTACAGTGAAAAGAGAAGAGTACCTAGACTCTTGGATAACCAAAAATCTAATAAGGCCAGTTTTCAAATGCTCAATGGCATGGCAGAGTTTACTGTAGATGGTGAACGTGTAAGTATGCCCACAGCAGAAGCATTTCATCGTTTACTAAAAAAGGTTGCTGTACTTGAACAACGATTAGCTGTTACTGATAATAAGGCTGCTCGAGCAGATCGAGTATCAAGGTCTAAGAATGAAAGATAAAGAAGATAACGTTCTAGAAGTTTATAAAGAAACATTATCATTGATCGATAAGCTAATTGTAGATTATGATCCATTGGTAATAGCCGGAGTCATGATGGCGCAATCTTTGAGTTTGTATAAAAGTATATTAAGCGAAGAAGATTTTTCTAGTATAGTAACATCTATCATGGAAAAGAAAGACAAAGTTTATACTTTTACAACAAGGAGTTTACATTGAGCACAGACGTCGACATTGACTTTGCAGACAGAGAAGAAATATTGAAATTGTTAGATTATACTCCTGCAATGATCAAAGATGGGACCAAAGAAAAGAAACACAATACAGGCGTGTACTTTCACAACGCACCAGTGAATCCATTCACAGGGTTATCCACAATAGATTACAAAAGTGCCGAAGACATGGGTTGGTTTAAAATTGACTTGCTTAATGTAGGCATCTACAATGACTTTGATAGCAACGAGCAGATTGACGAACTGTTAACTAAAGAGCCAAATTGGGAGTTGTTAAACCACAAAGAAATTATAGAACAACTGTTTCATATTCACAATCATGCTGATACTGTTATGCGTATGAAGCCAGCAAGTGTGGAACAGCTAGCCATGGTCCTGGCTTGTATCCGTCCAGGGAAGAAACATTTAATTGGACAAAGTTGGTCTAAGATCAGTGAAGAAGTATGGACTAAGACCGATGACGTGTATAGTTTTAAACACAGCCACGCCATTGGATATGCTATGGCAATTGTATTGCAGATGAATAAACTAAGTTATAGCTTTTGAACTAGTTGTATTTGACGACGTTTGATTCGTTTTGTAATGATATTTTGAAGACTAACTGCTTCGCCGTGCAGTATTTCAAAATCTTTAACATTATACGTGCGTAAACTATAACTGAATTTCTTAAATTTTGGCCCTATGACTAAATTTATGGGCAATGAGCGATTGCTTTGCCACCACCATTCATCGCCCAATTCTAGAAATTCTTGCTTGTCTTCGGTACATGTAAGCACATTATAGACATATATGCTGGCCAGAGTATTGGTATAATTTTGAATAATTCCTAGAATTTCTTCCTCCCCCATTCTACATAGACTCAAGAAAGGGAATTTTTCTAATATATCGTTGTAATCTGCCATCGGTAATATTTAGCACCGAATTCATTTCAATTAAAATTAAATAAATACAACTATGAGCGACACATTTACATTATTAAGCTATCCGCAACGCAGTATACTAATATATGCCGAAGGACATAGCAGGACACAAAACATGCCATTCAATACTACAAGAAAAACTATCTATAAGGGAGTGGATAGCACCCTGGGATTTGATGTTAAAAACCAAGACCGTAAGCCAGTTAATTTACTGGGAAAAGATATTATGGTTAACATCATGCAAGTTAGAACTGGAGAACTTGTAGTTCAACGTAGAGCAGTGGCTGTAGAGCCAGAATCTGGATTTTGTGAGTTCACTGTTTTCAGCAGTGACCTGGTTGATTTGGATACAGGTATATATCAATTAAGTGCAGTGGTCTATGAAGCAGACGGCCGCGCAAAAAGCTTGTATACAGATCACAATCGCAGAGTTACTTTGGAGTTAGAAGTAAGTGACGGAGCATATCCAAAATATTTACCAAGTGTAGGTCTAACATTTACACAACTAGGTAGCACTTGGATTAGTCAACCTATCCCTAGTAACTTACAAAAGAATGATAGTAGTACATTGCATACTATACAAATTGGTGTCACCAATTACACCGGTACAGTTGAAGCACTAGTTAGTTTAGAATACGATAGTGGCGGGAACTATTTTCCAGTTAAATTTGTCAATGATAAATTCCAAATTCAGTTTGATGGCATAACAGACATTCAGGGTTGGAACTTTATAACAGATGCTCGCTGGGTGAAGATATTATATACTCCGGATAGCAATAACGCCGGAACAGTTGACAAAATACTTTACAGAAGTTAAAATAGTAAGGTCATGTCGGCCTTACAAACACTATTACAATCACGCATAAACGGTAGACCTAGCCCCAAGGGTTGGGTTAGCTTCAACTGTCCAATGTGCGTGGTAAATGGACAAAGTCGATTAGATACAAAACGTCGTGGTGGTATGATGTTTAATCCAGACGGAGCAGTTAGTTATCATTGCTTTAACTGTAATTTTAAAACAAGTTGGACACAGGGCAGAACACTGAGCTTTAAGATGCGTAAATTTATGCGTCAACTGGGTTTTGATGAAGCAGAAGTACAGCGTCTAAACTTAGAACTGCTAAGCCAAGCAGATGTAGAAACATTAGTACAACGTGAACCGGAACCAACATGGACTCCTAGTTGGCCTGACTACGATCTAGGATTTGAAGTAAGACCTTTAGACACTCCTGAGAAAATAGAATACCTACAACATAGACAAGTATATGATCTAGCAGTATGGTTAGAAACAGACACAACATACGCAGGATTAAACAATAGAGCTATACTGCCACTGACTTATGAAAATAGAATAGTAGGTTTTCAAAGTAGATACGTTGGAGAAATACCAGAGAAGTTTTCTAAGTATTATAAAAAAGCACCAGCAGACTATGTGTTTGGCCTAGACAACCAACGAGACAACAGACAGTTTGTTATCGTCACAGAAGGTGAGATGGATGCGTTACTGACCAGCGGGTTAAGTATTGGCAGTAATAATTTAAGTGATAATCAAGCACAACTGATAGAAGACTTAAATATAGAGCCTATCGTGATTCCAGACGCAGATAAAGCAGGCAGAGACCTAGTAGAACGTGCCGCGGATTACGGGTGGAGTGTAAGTTTTCCTGAATGGGAGAACTGTAAAGACGTCAGTGACGCAGTAATGAAATATGGACGCTTGTTTGCTATTCACAGCATACTACAAGCCGCAGAACACAGTCCAACAAAAATTAGATTAATGGGAAAGAGATATTGTCAATGAGTAATGAAGTAAAAGAATATAGTGCAGATCTACAAAAGTTATTTTTAGAATTTCTAGTAAGCGACAAGGAACTACTAAGCCGTTGCCAAAACGTTTTAGAAAGTGCTTACTTTACCAGAAGTTTACAAGCCACAGCAGAGTTTATTAAAGAGTATGCTGGCAAGTATAGTGATTGTCCCACAGTAGAACAAATCAAAGCAGTAACAGACACAGACCTTAGAGTTATTCCAGGTGAAGCAAGCAGTCACAAGGAATGGTTCCTAACAGAATTTGAACAGTTTGCTAGACACAAAGCATTAGAGAAGGCTATTCTTAAAAGTGCCGACTTGTTGGATAAACAACGTTATGGTGAAGTAGAGAAACTTATCAAAGATGCCAGTAACATCGGATTGCCCAAGAGCTTTGGCACTGACTACTACGCAGACCCCATGGGTCGACTAATGTTGCTTAAGAATCAAAACGGCGGCACAAGTACAGGTTGGAAGACTATTGATGAAAAGTTGTACGGTGGATTTAACAGAGGTGAACTTAATATCTTTGCTGGCGGCTCAGGCGCAGGCAAGAGTTTGTTCTTACAGAACTTAGCATTAAACTGGAGCCTGCAAGGACTTAATGGCGTTTACTTTAGTTTAGAACTCAGTGAAGGCCTATGTAGTATGCGTATGGATGCCATGCTTATGGGTATAGCAACTAAAGAGATTTACAAAAATATTGAAGAAGTTGATACTACAATTAAATATAAAGGTAAAAAAGCTGGCAAGTTACAAATTGTACAGCTCACAGCAGGCATTACTGTCAATGACTTAAAGTCATGGATTAAAGAATTTCAGATACAGCACAATAACAAAATTGACTTTGTAGTAGTGGACTACTTAGATTTGATGACACCGGTATCCGTAAAGATATCAGCAGAGAATACATTTATCAAAGACAAGTATGTATCAGAAGAACTTAGAGCAATGGCAGTTCAGGACAAATACTTGTTCTGTACAGCAAGTCAATTGAATCGAGGCGCTGTGGAAAGTGTTGAATTTGATCATAGCCACATCAGTGGCGGCCTATCTAAGATTCAAACAGCTGACAATGTTATTGGTATCTTTAATAGTATAACAATGCGTGAACGTGGTAGAGTACAATTACAATTTATGAAGACACGTAGCAGTAGCGCAGTTGGTACAAAAATTGAATTAGATTTTAATACTACCAGTCTGCGTATTATAGACTTGGATGAGGACAGTGCGGCCGCGCCAACTACAGCAGATGTTTTGTATAATAAATTACAGAGACAGAGTCAAGTTGAAGGAACAACTAACACAACATCTAGTGTCGGGTGGGAAAAGCCAAAAGCCAAAGAAGGCTTTAGTTTAGAGACACCCCAAAAGAATGAGCCCAAGATTCCGATTAGGACAATGGACTCTAGTAGTAAATTAGCTAATATTCTTAAAAAAGGTTAATTAGTTTTCATATCACGCATACTGGCCACCGGCAATGCAGTATCAGGGGCTCCTATTTCAGGAGTCTTTGTTGTTTGTGGAGATGCGGCCGGCCAGCTTGACGATGCGTCATTGCTGCCAGACGTGGTATCTTGGACATCTTTATTCAAGTCGCTTTTCAATCTCTGAAACAAACTATTGTCTTCGGCAACATAACTTAGTACAGTTTCAAGCAAATCCATTAATGCAGTCATTTGACGCAAATTAGGACGATGATTCATATACATAGCTCTTACACCAGCTTTTAGATCATTGAAATGATCCTCGTCTACGGCATCTTTAATAGCTGTCAATCTAACCATTGTGCGTGAAAAACTGCTGTTATCAATTTCTTTACCGGCGCCAGCCATTTCTGGATCATGGCGTGCGGTATCGCCTATATCTTCTTGGATAGCCCGTAGTTTGTTCAGTACTGAACCCATATCAAAATTAGTCTTAGAAAATGTCATGTTTAGTTCCCTCTTAAGATTATTTATCTTAGATAAATATTTGATAAGGAATTAATTGTGCGTAAGCAAACTAGATCAATATTAGAAGAAATTACAAATATCGTGCCACAGCGTGATAAAGAAGGCTTTGTAGAAAACAAGGCTATCAATGTCATCGCCAGCACCAAATACCTTGTCGAATATATACAAGAGAATTTCAGCCAAGACCAAAGCGATGATTTATTAAAGAGATTATTCAACAGTCTTAAGACTGGGGATGAATCCAAGTTCCGCAGAGGCATCAAACAAATAAAAGAGTCAAAACATGGAACAATTTGAAGATTTACAAGCATGGGATTTAATGGTCGAAAGTCGCCAATATAGGGCTAACGGTGCCCGTGGGTTAAATCTACGAAATGTTGCAGATTTTGCATTTTTGGATTTGTTGTCATTGTTTATATTACACAGTGAATACGAAACAGCACCAATAGCAGCCAAATATGCAGACTCCACTATGAGCTATAGAAACTTTGCTAAAGCAAGATTGAGTGGCACAGACTTGTATGTTAGCATGAACATATTAAGTGATCCAACCAGTGTATTCAGTCACAAAATATCACAAAACACAGATGCAGATGCTATATTAAGAAGCAAGTTAAAACTCAACTTGCCCACTGTAAAACGTTATTTGGATTTATTAGCAGATGGTAGCATGACAAAAGATGATGCTTCGACTTTATTCTTACGTTTAGAAAAACAATTAAACATTACAGACAGCAAATTAAGAAGCGTTCGTAGACTAGTTCAGGATTGGCCAGCACTTAATACGATGCAACGTGAATTGGCCACAACAAAGATGTTACAATATTATAAAAAGTTTGCCAAGCGCAGTGAAATGTCAGTATTTTTAAGCGATTTAGCACAAGGCAAAGGCTATGAAATGCGTGGCGGCATCGACGCTGAATTAGCCAACCTGGGTTATACAGGCCATAGCGTAAAGGACAAAGATAGTCAAGCTCATCACGATAAACATGACCATTCATGGTCTAAAATAGCCAGTGATTTGCTACCTGCCGCGGGATTTTATGCGGGATACAAGCTAGCAAAACGCTAAAAGAAGATAAATAAATACAAGAAACTTAATGTTTCGAATGATTAAAGGAGTCTATCATGACAGCAAGAGTAAACGGTTCAGTTGGTACTACAGACGGTGGTATCTATAATCCAGGTCAGAGCTTGGCATTTTTCAAGATCACAGTTAAAGACGGTTCTGCCGCCGCTGTTGATCTACGTAGCAGTGATGGTACAGGTCAAGCATTAGAAGCGATCTTCTTTGCCTTCCCAACAGGTATCATTGCTTATGACAGCGCAAACGCTAACACAGGTGTTATCCATGTTATCGTCGACGGCCACGCTGCTCACACAGTTGCTAGTTTACAAGCCGCACTTCGTGCTTTAGGCACAAGCGTCGGTAGCGACGGCAAAGATACTTCTGGCACAGTTGTTGAAGCTGGTGCTGGTTTTACAGTATCTGCTAGCGCAGTTTAATCCTAAAAGTTTACGGGATGGGAAGCCGCAGTATCGCAAGATCTGCGGTTTTTCTTTGCCTCCTACTTTTGTTTTATAAGGTAAATAGTTAAAAGGAAGTTTAATATGCAAGCAACAGCAAGAACAGGTGAATATATTGGAGGTAATATCGAGTACTTTACTTGTTATACCTTAATAGATATCACTGACTCAGGAACTTACGACCCCACAGCAGGCCAGGCCTACGAACAAGCACAGAATTTAAACGCATTACTACAAGCCATTAGTTTAGGCAGTCAACCAATTTTAACCAGTGTGGAAAAATTAACAGCGGCAGATATGGATGATTTTGAATTTGGCAGTGACTTCACTGGTACTCATAACATGTGGGTATTGCGATTTGCCAGTGAAAGAGTTGGCAGTATCACAGTTAATATATTAGTAAGAGACATAGATGGCTTACCTGTATACGATGATTTGGATGAAACAGCTACATTTGATTCGAATGTATTCGAAACCAACGATCCAACACAAACAAACATATATTTTATCCGCAACGACAATCTATAATTTAGATAAATATTACAAACATTTCGGCACCGCACCATTGGCACAAACTTAGGCATTTGAGATAAGAAGAACACATTTATAAGGAGTTCGTGTTAATGGCATCAGCAACAGAGAGACTAGGAATAGTCGAAACAAAGGTCGAGAATCTTAATGAGAAACTTGACGACTTAAAAGTAGACGTAAAAGACCTGCACGATTGTCTAGATAAAACTAGAGATACTATTGAAGAAAAATTAGAACAGATGTATCAAGCTAGTTGCGCTCAACATGCCGAAATGTCTAAAAAGATTTCGACTATGGAAAAGTTCAAAGACAAATGGATGTATACATTCGGTGGCGGCATGATAGTGGTAAGTTGGGCAAGCGCACATGCAGATAGTATTATAGCAATATTAAAATGATGGAATTTGAAGTCATAGTCGAAGACACAGAAGAGCCTTTAACAGAGGC